TATATTAAGAACAGATGATGTTTAGGATTAAAGCGCATTATATTGATGGATGCATATCACTGCGATCCGGTAGATTCAGTAAAAAAACTAAAGCCACTAGCGCCGGTGGACAGCACACGTTTAGCAAGCTAGATCCTGTCGTTAAATATCAATTTATAATTCAATGCCGAGATCTCTCTCGTGATAATCTTCACTTGATACATGGCAAGGATTGGCGTAAATATGAACAGCCATTGCAAATTATGAAAAGCGCTGTGTCAGCTTGGAAAAGAATAAGGGTAGTGAATCATATTGGCAAATAAAACACTCAAAGTTAACTATAAGATGTAATTTTAAGCCAACCCTAGGAGGGAGCTATGACAGATAAAGAAGTTAAGAAAGGAAGGCCAACAATATACAGCACAGAGCTTGTTGCAACTATATGTGAGCGCATAGCATCAGGTGAATCAGTAAGAAGTATAGTTAAGGATGAAGACATGCCAGTTATGTCCACTTTCTTTAGGTGGCTTCATGAAAAAGAGGATTTTAAGGAGCAATACAACATAGCTAAGCAATTAGGTGCTGATGCAATGTTTGCTGACATCATTGGTATAGCTGACGACGGCACTAATGATTACATGGAAGTAATGGACAAAGAAGGCGGTATCGGTGGCTGGAAAGCTAACGGTGAAGTTATTCAAAGGTCCCGGCTGAGGGTTGATACTCGCAAGTGGTATTTATCTAAAGTTTTACCAAAAATCTATGGTGAGCGACAGCAAATAGATACCGTGCACAGTTTTGGCGACATGAATGATGATGAATTAAACCTACGAATTAAGAAGTTAGAAGATGAATTCAAAGGAAAAGATTGAGTATTTAAAGTTGCTTGAGGAGAGGGCTAAGCGATTGCATTCGACTGAATACTTGCGCAGATGGGGTGATCTATACCCTTGGCAAAAGACTTTTATAAAATCAACGGGCGATTATTACGAATCATGCTTATGTGCGGCTAACCAGATTGGTAAGACGTTCTTAGGTACATACATTGACGCGTGCCATTTGTTAGGTGAGTACCCTGACGAATGGGAAGGCCATAAGTTTAAAACCCCGCCGTCCTGCTGGGGGCTTGGCTATTCGATGGAGAAAACCCGAGACTTATTGCAGACAGCTTTATTTGGTAAGTATGAAAACGCAAAAGGTTTTAGTGGCGGCTTAGTTCCTAAGGACAGAATAATTTCACATGAAAGCGCCCAGGGTACACCAAACGCCATGCGGTCCGTTCGTGTTCGTCATTCAACTGGCGGGGAATCCACAATACAATTCTGGTCATATTCGCAAGGGCAGCATGCAATCATGGGCGATGTTGTTGATTGGGTCCATATAGATGAAGAGCCGGTTGACGCAACAATAAGACCTCAAGTGTTAACGCGCACAATTAACGGCGATAAAGGGAAGGGAGGGCGTGTAATTTACACTTTTACACCAGAAAATGGTAGGACTGAGTTAGTCGTACAATTTATGGATAGCCCGAGTAAAGATCAATTCTTTATGATGAAAGGCTGGGGTGATGCGCCGCACATAACAGAAGAGAAAGCCGAGCGAATGATTCAACAATTCCCAATGCACCAGCGAGAAATGAGAACGAAAGGCGTGCCAATGCTTGGTCACGGGCGAATATACGATCTATCAGAAGACTATATTACTTGTGATGCATTTGAGATACCAGACCACTGGTTTGTGCTTAACGCTATGGATTTTGGTTGGGATCACCCACAGTCACATGTACAGCTTGTAGAGGATAGAGATAATGGAATGTTCTATGTAACTAGGGCATACAAAGAACGCAAGCAATCAGCTAACGATGCATGGGGAGCGGTTAAACGATGGTCCGAGAACATCCCCACCGCATGGCCACACGACGGGCTACAGCATGAAAAAGGAAGAGACGGAGGCACTATTCAGATGCAGCATTATGCTGAGGCAGGGTTTAAAATGCTTAAAGAACATGCAACATGGCCGGAAGGTGGTAACGCTGTAGAAGCTGGCATATATGAGATAAATGACCTGCTAATGAAGGGTAAGCTCAAGGTTTTCAAGGGGCTTAGACCAATCTTAGATGAAATGCTACAATACCACAGAGATCAGAAGGGCAAGATAGTTAAGACCAATGATGATGCTTTAGATAGTTTACGTTATGCATATATGATGCGCCGTCATTCAATACAAAATGGTATGCGCGGAAAGAAACGCAAAAGACCACAACCTACTCGGATGCCGATAGTATGAAGAATGATAGAATGACAGAAAGCGAATTATGCACAATCGCTGATTATATGGTTAAGAACTCGATCACTGAGTCAGGAACATTTAACGGCGACAATGAAAGGTATTTGCAGTATTACAAAGGCGAGCCTTTTGGAAATGAAGTTAAAGGCCGCTCTGAAGTAGTGAGTACAGACACTCGGGATATGGTTGAGTCTGACATGCCTAGCCTAGCACGCGTATTTTTAGGCGCAGGTGATCCGGTAGAGTTCAAGCCAATTAGTAAGAAAAAAGAGGCGTTGGAAGAGGCGAGGGATAAACAGCTTGTCGTCTCTCATATCATACGGTCTATTAGAAATTCGTTTCGTACCCAGCACGATTGGCTCAAAGCCAGTGAAATACAGAATATTTCATCTCTTGAATATGGCGTCGAAGAGATTAAGAAGCCCAAATACAAAACTTATAGCGATATAACCGAACAAGAGCTTGTGTCTATAATTTCAGATATTGAGGACGATCCTGATGTGGGGAAAGTTGACATTATCGAGCAGGATTCAGAAGACGGTGAAGGGATAATTAATCTTGTTAAGTTGCGTATCATCGTGACTAAGAATGAGTACTTTATGCGATGCGTACCCGTTGAAGATATGATTATAAGCAAGAACGCACAGAACAAAGAAGACGCTCAGGTGATTGGTAAGCGGTTCACTAAGACTCGGGGCGACTTGTTAGCAGAAGGATTCAGTAGAAAATTAGTCGATAGTATTGCATCCACGAATACTGATGACAACGGGCGCAATTCATTGAAGGCAATTAGGTATGCCGACCAAGGCGGGGAGGACTTTAGCGGGGAATCATACGGTCAATGGGCTAGCGAAGAAGTCGAGGGTATTGATGTTTATGCGCTGATTGACTTCGATGGCGACGGTATAGCAGAGCGTAGACACGTTATAAAATGCGGCAAGGTGGTACTTGAGAACGAACCCTTTGACCATGTTCCATACGCCATATTCAGTTCAATGCTTATGCCTAATAATTTAATTGGTATACCGCGCGCAGAGCTAACAGAGCAGTATCAAAAGATTAACTCAGCGTTATGGCGTCAGACGCTAGACAACATGTACGCATCTAATCAACCGCGATGGGCTTACAATGACAACGTGGACATAGATTCATTATTGGATCATCAATTTGGCGGCGCCGTTTATGTTGACGGCCAGCCCGCCGCTTCTTTGCAAGTAATGGAAACCCCTTATACGGGTGATAAATCACTTCAAGTAATTTCGTTTATGGAAGGTAAAAAACAATCATCTACAGGCGCACCAATAGCAAATCAAGGGCTTGAAGCCGATCAGCTGCACAAAGAAACAGCGACAAGATTCAAAGGCATGGATGATGCTAATAAATCTAAGCTTGAGCTGGTGGCTAGGGTTATTGCGGAGGTTGGCTACAGGGATTTGTGGGAAGGATTCGCTTGGTTTGCATCTCAGTATCAAGACACGGAGCTTGAAGTAAGAGTATTGGGTAGAGAGATGACAGTAGATCCAATGTCATGGAAATACGACCATTATATTTGCGCGAAAGTGGGTACCGGCTCAGGTGACAGTGAGAAGCAGATACAAAATCTATCAGCTCTTTACAGTGTGCAGACTCAATTACAGCAAGCCCAAAGCCCGATGATCGATAACACTAAGCTTTTCAACACATTAAGCGAGATGACAACAGCGCTAGGTAAGGACTCGGTAAGTGAATTCTTTAATAACCCAGACGAACCAGCTCAAATTGTAGAGGCTGAGCGCGACACACTAAGAACGATGGTTGGTCAGTTGCAACAGCAGATGCAAAACCCACTGGCAGAGGCTGAGCAGGTCAAAGGCCAATTCCAAATGCAAATGAAGCAAATGGAACAAAAGTATGATGCCCAGTTAGATATGATGAAGATGGAACAGAAATATAAGGAAGACGTTTCTAGTGCTCTGCAAACAAGAGATAAACAGCTTCGTGAGCTTCAATACAAATATGACGATATGATGATTAAAAACCGTCAGTATTACGACAAACTAGAAGTTGAAAACAACGTAGATATAAAAGGAGAAGGCACGAATGACGACCCGAGATGATAGGAACCAAGATAAAATAACAAAGGGTAAGCAGGCGCAGGAATTACTTAGCAATCCTTTGTTTAATGAGATATTCACGGCAATAAAGGCTGGTTACTTCGAGAAGCTTATTAACATTAAAAAGGGCGATGACTACGCGCGAGACCTTAAAGACGTACATGAGTCTATGCAGAATTTACGAATGATTGAAGCTTATATTGACAGGTGCATATCAAGCGAAAAAGTCGTAATGAACGAGAGAAACAAAATAGATATTAATGCATGATTTCTATTAGTTATAATCATGTGATAGAATTAGACTATTAACTTTGACAAACCAATTAGGTATCAAATGAGTAATGTGAACGATTTGGCTGCGTTTTTGCAGTCCGCCGATGAACCGGCCTCTGAATTAGAGACAACTGGTGGCACTGACGAGCAAGAAGTTATTGCTCAAGAAGCTGATAATGAGACTAATCAAGAGATTGATGAGCCTGAATTAGAAGCGGTTAGCGAAGAAGCAGAAGTTGAAGACTTAGACGAAGAGCAAGACCCTGGCGAATGGCACACTGTGAAAGTTGACGGTGAAGAATTGCAGGTTACACTTGATGAGGCGTTAAAAGGCTACCAACGTGATGCGGATTATCGCAAAAAGACGATGACATTAGCAGAAGAGCGCAAAGCTATAACAGCGGAAAAGACCCGTATTAGCGAGCTAGTCGAGCAAGTAGATTCGTTTATTAAGCGCGAAGAAGAAGCTATTGATTGGGATGATTTGCGTCATAACGATCCAGCAGAGTATATTGCTAAACAGGAAGAGATTGGCAAAGCCAGAGAGATCAGGCAGTCCGCTTTATCTGAGCAGCAATCACAAGTGCAAGAGCAACTACAAAAAGAGAAAGGTTCTTTAGTAGAGCTGATGGGCGGTGAAGAGTGGACACAAGAAAAGCGTAATACTGATTTAACGCTGGCGGGTGAATACTTAACTCAGAAAGGATTTAAAGACGACGATATCAGCAAGATCATGGATCATCGCTTGTGGAAAGTTATTTTTGACGCCGCTAAGGCTGATAAGTACCAGAAAACAGAGGCGAAGGTTAAGGAGCAGGTTCGCAAAGCGCCTAAGTCAGTAAAACCAGGGCAGAAATTACCACCGGAGCAGCGCAAGCTTAAACAAGCGACAGAACGCATTAAAAGCGCGCGAAGCTCACAAGACGGTGTTAATGGATTAGCCGAATTAATTAAATTAAGTAGAGGCAGTTAACAATGGCACAACCAACAAACTCATTTAGCTCATACGATGCAATAGGCAACCGTGAAGACCTTATTGATAAAATCTATATGGTCGAGCAAACAAAAACCCCGTTCACTTCTCGTATTGCGAAAGTGACAGCAACAGCAACCAACCACGAATTTCAAACTGATAACTTAGCCGCCGCCGTTGATTCTAACGCCGTGATTGAAGGCGATGACGCAACTACCGACGCATCATCACCAACGACTCGATTAGGCAATCAAACTCAGATTTCTGATAAAGTTGCGCGTGTAACAGGGACTCAGCAATCAGTTGACCATGCTGGCCGTTCGTCTGAAATGGCGTATCAAATCGCTAAGCGCATGACTGAGCTAAAGCGCGATATTGAAAAATCAGCACTGGCTAACAAAGCGAAAGTTGTAGGTAATGACACTACAGCCCGAGTAGCCGCAGGCTTTGAATCTTGGATTGCCACAAACACTAGCGCAGGCGTTGGTGGTAGTGACCCAACTGGAAACGGTACAAACGTGCGTACAGATGGTACTCAGCGTGCATTCTCTGAAAGCAATCTGAAAAGCGTTTTAGCTTCATGTGCTGACGGTGGCGGTGATCCTAACCTAATCTTGACCGGCTCTTTTAACAAGCAAGCTGCATCAGCGTTTTCCGGTAACGGTACTAAGACATTTGAGGGCAGTAGCAATACTCTTAATACAGCTATCGATATCTATGTTAGTGATTTCGGCACACTTGAGATCGTTTATTCGCCATTCTCTCGGGATCGCTCAGCGCTTGTTGTTGATACTTCTTTGTGGGCTATGGCAACACTACCAGGGCGTGCATTCGAGCAGTACGAATTAGCTAAGACTGGCGATACAATGCGCACTCAAATATTGACTGAGTGGACACTAGAAGCTAGAAACGAAGCAGGCAATGGCATTGTGGCTGACTTAACAGTAGCTTAATTTATGGGGCTCCGGCCCCTTTTTTAAAGGATTTTAGAATGAGCAAACCAGAAAATAACCCAGGAAGCACACCGCTTATCGCAGTATTATGCAAGCGTAATATTTGGGTAGCTGCGCCAGAAGGTTCTAAGAAAGTTGTGGCAGGCACAATTATTGAGCTATCAAAAGAACAAATTAAGGTTTTTGGATCAGCTGTAACTAAAGATATAGACGAGGATTAATCAATGAGCGCACAAGACTTAACAAAAGTAACGGTTTCAGGTGTCATTGATAACATCTCGGCGGCGGGTCAGATTTACTTGCCTGTTCCTGAGATGTTTGACGGCACAATCTTACAAGTATTGGCCACGCTTGACGCTGCGATATCAGTGGCCAACGCGACACTAACGGTTAAAAATTCAGACGGTACGACCATCGGGACATTAGTAGTCCCATTTTCAGGCTCAGCGGCCGGCAAAACATCTACAATAAACTTAAGTGGATTATGCCGACCTAACGAAGCTATCGAAATAGAAACGAACGGCGGCTCAACTACTGCTGTAAAATGCTTTGTGACGGTAGTTATTAAACGATGAAGGAATGGGCGTTATTAAGTAAAGACGATGGATTGTCTACTTATTTTCGTGAGCATGACGGTAAGATTGAATACAACACAGTCGAGGACGTATCAAACTTACTTAAACACACTCAGGCTGCTAGGAATAAGGAGTCTAAGAGTTGGAAAGGGGACATGCATCATGTCGCTAGCATACCTCAAACACTTTATATGGAGTGGTGGAAAGAATTTGGAAGCAGTCCAATGGACCCAGAAAACCAACCAAGACTTCTTAAAAAACTGCAAGAACGGGAGTTTTCACAGTTGCGAGTTAAAACAGGTCGTTTAATATGAGTATATCAACTTACACAACACTGAAAGCGCAGGTATTTGCATTTAGTGGGCGTGACGATTTGTCCAGCTCGTTCGATACAATTATACAATTAGCTGAGCAATATATTTATCATAATAGCGACCAACCGTTGCGCAGTGTGGATTTAATATCTACAGCAACACTAACAACAGTGGGTGGCGTTAACTCGCTGGCTTTACCGTCTGGGTTTATGGGCGCTCTTAGTATCATGATTGTTTCTGGTGGCGTAAAGTCTGAATTAATAAATACGTCTCCAGCATCATTGGGCAGAAACGGCCAGTCTGGTATACCTCGGAAGTATGCAATTACCGATGTGATAGTTTTTGACTATATACCGTCAGGTGCTTATAGTATTGAGCTAACATACTACGCTCAACCTGCTGCATTAAGTTTAACCGCCAACACTAATATAATACTCACTAAATACCCTTCAATATATCTTGATGGCTGCCTATCTTGTGTTAATAAGTTGTCCGGTGAAGCCGAAGATTCGGAGATGTTTTATCAGCAAATGATA